CCCGAGGTCTTCTTTCACCACCAAACGACTCGATAAAGCATGACTAGGACCCAAGAGGACTCGAAAGGTACAGAGAAGCCTCAAAAGGTCTCAGATAGCCCTACATCGGTTACCGAGAGAACTACAGGACTCTATCTAGGCTCTCCGACTCCCAGAATCCACTCTAAACTCGTGGATCTACCGTCACGCGGCCAAGAATTGATCGACTTCGCCGAAAGTATCAAGCTTCCGCTTCTACCTTGGCAGAAGTTCGTCGCCATGGAAGCCCATCGCGTGAAGCCAGATGGGAGATGGCATTCGCCCCTAGTCTGCGTCGTCGTAGCCAGACAACAGGGTAAGACTACGCTTATGAAAGTTCGGGCCTTGGCTGGTCTGTTCTTATGGGAGAACGGACTCCAGATCGGAACAGCTCATCGACTCACGACATCGCTGGAGACTTTCCGAGACATCGTTAACATGATCGAAGAGAACGAACATCTGGCCAGACAAGTAAAGAGAATCCGCTGGGCGCATGGATCAGAAGAAATCGAGCTCAAATCCGAGTTCGGCGGCGGACGGTACATGGTCAAAGCTGGCGGATCAGCTGCTCGCGGTATCTCCAAGCCCGAAACCGTCTTCGTAGACGAGACCCGAGAGCTTAAAGATGAATCGACGTGGGCTTCTCTTCGTTACACGATGATGGCCGCTAAAAATCCGCAGCTGTGGACACTCAGTAACGCTGGAGACCAACACAGCCTAGTTCTTAATGCGCTACGCGAGCGCGGAATGAGCGCAGCTAAAGGCGACGACATCGCTTACTATGAATGGTCATCGAACTACGAGAAGATCGACGACACTCCCGCATTCTGGAAAGGTGCGGCGATGGCGAATCCCGCGCTAGGCCACACCGTACACATCGATAACATTCGGGCTGTTCTTAACGATCCGCCAGATGTCGTAAAGACGGAAGTCTTATGTCGCTGGGTCGCCACGATCTCAGCTGCTATCCCAGCCGAAGAATGGAATCAGTGTGGAGAAGAAGGCTTGGAGCTTGATTCAGAGAAGACGACTTGGCTGGGCATCGATGTAAGTCCGAATCGTCGCGACGCTGCGTTAGTAGCTGCTCAACAGATCGACGACGAGCGGTTCTTCGTAAAGCTCTTACACACTTGGCATAATCCGATAAACCTTGACGATAAAGCGATCGCGAATGACATCGCTCCCTATGTCAAACAGTATCCAGTCGAGACAGTGGCTTATTCTAAGAGAACGGCGTCGGCTATAGCTGCGAGATTAGTTCCCGCTGGGATTCCGATCTCAGACATCGATGGCGCGCTGTATGGCCAAGCTTGCGACGAATTGTTAGGAGCGATCACATCGAAGAGATTACGACACGACCCGAAACAGACAGAACTCTCCAAGCAGATCTTATCAGCTGCGAGACTTCCGTTCGGAGATGGTGGCTGGACTATCGGGCGGAGAGCTTCTCAGTCGACTGTCTGCGCGACGGTTGCGACTGCACTCGTCACACATTACGCGACACGCCCGCCGATGGATCTTGACATCATGGTCGGATAGATGTAAAGGCTTCTCTAGAATTGCGACATGGGATTATTTGATCTATTCGTTCCGAAGGTTAAAGCTGCGTCCGCAGAAGCTTCTATAAGCATCGACGCGGCGGAATCACTTTACCCTGTAAACACTCTTAACTCTCTCGGCGGCTATTACATTATGGGTAATCAGACCGCTACTCGTACCGAGGCGATGGGCGTCCCAGCATTAGCTCGCGCTAGGAACATAATCTGCACGACTCTCGGATCTTTCGAGATGCACACACGCAACGTCGCAACAGGCGAAAAGGTGCAACAGCCGCGCGTTATCAATCAGCCAGACCCGCGAATTGCTGGCTCTGCATTCTGGTCATGGTTAGCCGAGGACATTCTGTTCTACGGTTACGGATACGCGCGCGTAATGCAACGCTACGCCGACACTGGTCGCATTCAGGCGATGGAAAGAATCGATCCTCTTCGCGTAACTGTTCAGACTAACGGCAACGGAACAGAGATCGACGCTTATGCAGTCGATGGCCTTTACATTGATCCAAGCGAATTAGTCGTCTTTACTGGACTCGATGAAGGAATCTTAAATCGCGCTGGCCGCACTATTCGCGCAGCTTCGGCGTTAGAGAAAACAGCTTACGACTTCGCAATTAATCCTAATCCGCAGACAATTCTAAAGAACTCTGGCGTAGCACTTCCGAAAGATCGTGTAGCTGCGTTAGTAGCAGCATTCAAGAATCGCACATCGAAAGCAGTTACATTCTTAAACGGTGACGTAAGTATCGAGACAGTCGGTTATGATCCTAAGAACTTACAGCTCAACGAAGCCCGGGGATACCTGGCTCTGGAACTATGTCGCGCTGCTGGATTACCCGCTTATTTCGCAAGTGCAGAGCCTAATAGCTTCACTTACTCGAATGCAGTTAGCGAACGTCGTTCGTTAGTAGATTATTCGCTACGTCCACTTATGACATGCATTGAACAGCGAATGAGCCTTAGTGATTTCACTCCATTAGGACAAGACGTTAAGTTCGATCTAGACGACTTCTTGCGTGGCAATCCTTACGAGCGCGCGCAAGTTTACGAAATACTTAATCGAATCGGCGCGATGTCGATCGAAGAAATCCGCGAAGAAGAGGATCTACTTCTATGAAAATCACTACACCAATGAACATAACAGCGGCAGATTCTAACTCTCGCACTATTAGCGGGCGCATCGTCGCATTCGAGGAAGCCGCTAACGCTTCGACTGGAAAAGTAATCTTCGCTAAAGATTCTATAAAGCCAGCTCCAGTTCGACTTAATTTAGAGCATGACAGAACTAGACCGATCGGAAAAAGTTTAGAGATGGAATTAGACGAATCTACTAACTCAATTAATGCAGTCTTTAAGATTACGAACACTACAGCGGGAACGGACGCGCTTACCGAAGCGATGGACGGACTACGCGATGGATTCTCGATCGAGTTAGCTGTAGACGATTACATCATGCAGAAGGACGGCACTATGCGCGTTCTCGCTGGAGAATTAACTGGCGTCGCACTCGTAACAGAGCCAGCAGTCCGCTCGGCTCGCGTTAGCGAAGTCGCTGCAACAGAAGGCGAAGAAGTCGCCGAAGAACTTTCCGATTCCACAGTGGAAGAGGAAGTAACACCAACAACAGAAGGAGACGAAGTGGACAACACCGTCACAAACGCGGAAACCGTCGAGACGGTCGAAGCTGCTCAGTCAACAACAGCCGCAGCGAAGCCAATCGTAGGCGGATCATTTACTAAGCCACGCTTGGAGTTCACAGCTGCCAAGTACGTCGAGAACACAATTCGCGCAGCGATGGGCGACGATTCAGCTCGCCAGTACGTTCTCGCAGCAGATAACACAACAGATAACGCGGGACTCGTTCCTACTCGCCAGATGGCAGAAGTAGTTAACGGACTATCTACACTTATCCGTCCATCTATCGACGCAATCTCTCGCGGAACACTTCCAGACGCGGGCATGAGCTTCGAGATTCCAAAAATTACCGTAGCTCCTACGGTGGCCGTAGCTAATGAAGACGCAGCGTTCTCAGAGACAGATCAGAACTCCGCTTTCATTACTGTTCCAGTGAAGAAGTTCGCTGGCCAGCAGACATTCTCTGTCGAATTGCTAGATCGTACTTCTCCAGCATTCTTCGAGGAACTAATCCGTAACATGGCAGCAGCCAAGGCTAAGGCCGAGAATGCTTATGTGTCTGGACTTATCTACTCAACAGCTACAGGCGACGCAACAACTACAGCGACTTATCCAACAGCTGCCGAGCTTCTCGGCTTCGTGGCTCGCGGTGCTGCTTCTGTTTACTCTGCTACAGCGGGACTTCCTAACGGATTCGCTCGTAACATCATCATGGGAACTGGCCAATGGTCTAACGCGATGACACTAAACGACGCTGGGCGTCCAATTTATTCGACAGTAACTAATCCAATGAATCAAGCGGGATCAGCTACACCTACTTCACTTCGTGGAACTGTCGCGGGACTTGATCTATTCGTAGATCCATCACTAGCAGCCACAGACGTCGACGGTTCTATGCTCATCGTTAACCCAGACGCGTTCACATGGTACGAAGGACCTACTTTCCGCCTACGCGCGGACGTAATTGCTTCTGGCCAGATTACAGTCGGCTACTACGGTTATGGCGCACTTGCGACCAAGATCGCAGCTGGCGCATTCCACAATAACAAGGCGTAATCCGAATCAATCGATCATCGCCTAGTTCGCTCCCGAGCTAGGCGAGCAGTAGAAGGGAAGGGCTAATGCCTAACATCATTACAGCTGCACAGCTAAGATCCGTCTTAGGTGTTAGCTCTTCTCTCTACGACGACGCTTACTTAAACGACATCATCGACACAGCGGAGCAAGTTATTCTGCCGCTGCTCATTCAGAACTCGACAGCTGTAATCGAGTACGAGCTGGACACTAATGTCGCGACATTCTTTACACGTCGGACGCACCCTTTCGTCGTAGGACAGTCGATCGTCATTACAGGACTTCCAGCTCCATTTACAGCCACTCACACTCTTACAGTCGTTACAGATTCTTCATTCTCTGCCGCTCTTACATCGACGAACGTAACACGTCGCCAGATTATCCCGAACGGCATGGCAACACTTAGCGGCTATTCAGCTGCGACTCTCTACGTCGGAAACGCGTCGATCGAGTCCGCTATCTACGCCGTATCTATCGAAGTCTTCCAATCTCGCACAGCTGCGGGCGGTCAGATTGAAGGAGTGGACTTTCAGAGTTCGCCCTACAGAATGGGCCGCAGTCTCCAGAATCGTGTAATCGGCCTCTTAGGTAATTACATAGATGTCGACGTAATGATCGGCGGCTAACGTGCCAGCTTCTTCTATTCTTACGAGCGTCCGTACTCCGCTAAAGACAGCGATCCAAGGAGTAGCGGCTAACACTTACGACGCAGTTCCAGAAGCTCCGATCGTTCCATTCGCGGCAGTCACTCCGAGCGTTCCGTATTTACAGCCGACGTTCTTGGGAAAGGCGAACGTCAAGCTAAAGGTAAACCTAGTAATAAGCGTAGGCGTAGCGATCTACGATAATCAGAGCGCACTCGATAACTGGGAGAAGCTCGTAATAAGCATTCTGGCGGCCGTTCCGTCAGGGTATGAAGTCGGAGACGTATCGAATCCGATTCCGTTAACGATAGGCGCGTCAGAGATTCTCGCGGGTGAGATTCAGCTTTCGACCTATTACACACAAACAAACTAAGGAGAAACAATGGCCACGACCGTCATTACTGGACGCGATCTCGCTATGACGATCGCGACTAAGAACTACGACGAGCAAGCGACAAGCGCGACGCTTTCAGCGGACGTTACTATCGAAACTTACGACACACTTTATTCGAAGGCTTACAAGTCAATCGATTCGCAGTGGACTTTCGATGTCGAGATGCTCGCAGACTGGGGCGCAGCGGATTCACTTTGCGAAGCTCTATGGACAGCGGCAGAGACAGCACCTAACACGACTTTAGCGGTATCGCTAACAGCTGTAACAGGCGCAGTCTTTAGCTTTAACGTTCTTCCACTATTCCCAAGCGTGGGCGGATCATCGCCAGACGCTCAGACTGTTAGCATGAGCTTTACAGTCGTGGGAACACCTACAGAGACATT